CCCAACAGGAAATGCAACTCAAGGTCCAGAATGGTCATTGACATTACCTGGTTCAAATTGCAAGATAATTCCAACGGTCGGAATCAATACCAATGTATACTACGCAGGACCAAGCAAATATGTACAATTTGGTATGAATTCAGAGATTATGACTGTTAAAGCGCTTTGGGACCCATTTGAGCAAATCGTGAAAATAATGGCGGGTGTTTCTTATGGATTGGGTGTATTTGATGTTAGCTCTTGGGCTATTTGCAAATAAAAATTTAGAATGATGTTCCTCAAAAAAAGGGGAACATCTTCTTAAACAAATAAATTAAAATAATATAAATAATATAAATTATGGCAAGTTGTTATATTTCAACAGGGTATACTTTGGATTGTAGAACATCATCTACCGGAGGTCTTCGTCAAATGTGGATTCTCGGTGGTGCGGGTAACGAAATCACTGGATACACTGTTACCAATTCACAAGTAAGTGCAATTGGAGGAACAGGTACTTGGTTCAGTTTCCAATTACCAAAACAATCTGCATCTTTAACTGAAAATTTAGGAGTTAATGATGTGGCACAATCGGTAACATTCCAACCTGAATTGGTTGTTAATTTACCTAAACTTGATACAACGCTAAGAGATGTTTTTGTTGACTTGGTTTCTCAAAATGAAATTTTCGTTTTGGTTGAAGACAATAATACAAGATATTGGTTAGTAGGTCTTGATAATGGATTACAAGTAAGTGCGGGTGCATTACAAACAGGACAAGCATATACTGACCTTAATGGCGCAAGTGCGATTACAATGTCTGGTGGTGAGCCCACAAGCATAAGAGAGGTTCTTGTAACCACTACTATCGCTGATGTATTTACCACAGGTGGCTTTACATTCCAAAGCTAAAATCAAATATCTAAAATTTGTGGGGGGGAGGAAAACCCCCCACATTTTTAATTAAAAATTAATACCAAATATGGGTAACATTTTCCGCCGCAAAAGATTTTCAAATTACTTGGGAGAGGAAAGAGCTATTGATGATATTATTGAAGCTTTTATTCCAGATGGTGGTCCATCACCAACTCCAACACCTTCCTCAACGCCAGTGCCTCCAACGCCGACGCCGAGTGTTACACCAACCTTAACGCCAACGCCAACTATTCCAGCCATTGATGGTGTATTAATGACTGAATTGTCAGAATATATTCAAATTGAAAATGGAGATTTCTTGGCTTATGAACCATTGTGTTCATCATTTAATTTTGATAATCCAAGTATAGCTGCATTTGGTGGACTTTATACACAAGTATTTAATGGTGAAAATCCTTTGGTTGGATATTTTCAAGGAACTTCTTCACCTTATACATTTAAATGTGGAACAGCTCCAAACTTAAATGATTATGCTGTATTTACCGGTGGTATTTCAGGTCAAACAATGGCTTATTTCTCAGATTTGGGATATTATAGAGCATTAAGAAGTGGTGCCGGTCTTGTTACATCATCTTCTTGTAATCAATTATTTAATCAGACTTCAATACTTAATATTAATCTTCCAGCACCTGTAACATTCTTTATAAAAGATGGTATTAATTATCCATACGGAAATTATATCGCTGGTGATTTTAATTATGAATATTGTAATTTAGTTCCAAGTCCATCACCAACACCAACACCTTCAATCACACCAACATTAACTCCAACACCTACCGCAACACCAGTTGCGTCATTTGACCCTGATGCTCAAACATTCTTTGATGTTATCGCATTGGCTGGTGGTTCATTAACAACAACAGAAAAAGATGCAACCAATCAACTTGTTTTGGATTTGAAGGGTTATGGATTATGGTCTAAAATGATAGGATTGTATCCTGTAGTTGGAGCAACTGCGGTTGAACATCAATTCAACCTTGCTGACCCAACTCAATATAATCTAACATTTATTGGGAATTGGACACATTCAACTGCAGGAGCATCACCAGGTGTTAATGGATATGCAAGAACTAATATTGTTCCAAGTTCAATTAATTTCCAAGCATCTGGTTCTTGTCATTATTCAATGTATATTACAGAGAATCTACCAAGTGGTGCTTATGATTTGGGAACTTATGATTCGGGAGGTTCAGGTGGTGATTGGGGATTAATTTCAAGTTTCTATGGAAACAATACCGCTTATACCGCATTTGGAGATGGATGGAATACTGCAAGTAATGGTGGAAATACTGACGCATTTTGGATTGGTTCTTATGTTAGTTCAACCGCAGATATCTACAAAGATGGAACAAGCATTGTAAGTGTAGGAGATTCAATTAGTGCGGGTTCAAATTATGAGATTGTACTCTCAGCAAATAATAATAATGGTAGCGTTGGTGACTTTAGTCAAAGAGATTGGGCACTTTCTTCAATTGGTTATGGTATGAACGCAACTGAAGCAGCAAATTATAATACCGCAGTTGTTACATTCCAAACAACTTTAGGTAGACAAAATTAAAAAATAATTATAGATATGGCAAATATAAAAATATCACAATTACCAACTTATTCTGGCACCCCCTCAGATATAAGATGGTTCGTAATGAATAACGAGGGGGAAACAATAACATTTAAATTTAGTGGTTATACATCACCATTTAAACCCGCTTCTGGTAGTAATTCTTATTTACCACATTATTCATCTGCATCAGCAAATGTGACATCTATAAATAGTATTTTCCTTAATGGTAATACAACACAAGGACAAATTCTCGGGGGTAACGGATATAATATATTAGGTGCTGTAAATAATAATGGTATAATAACAAATGCTGGTGAATCTGTTCATTTGGGTTCGGGTGATAGTATATTATCAAATTCAAATCAAGTAGCTTTAATTGCAAGTCCAGGTGGTAACTGGTCTGGTGGTAACTTTGCGGGTGGTGTTGGAAACTTTGGTTTAAATGGAAGTGGAAATGCTATCTTTGCAGGAGGAACACGAATATCAACTATTTCAGGTAATCAATCAGGTATGATTGGTACTGAATCAAGTCTTATTCAAAATTCAAATCATTCATTTATTGGTGGTGGTACTACCAATCAAATAATAAGTGGAGCTGGTCGTTCTTCAATTATTGCAGGAGAAAGTAATACAATAAGCAATGCGATTAATAATTCAGTTATTATTGGTGGACAATCAAATAATGTAACAAGTAATAGTTCAGTTGCTATTGGTGGAGTTGGAAATTCTGCAACAGGTTTATGGTCAATTGCTGCAGGTTATGCTTCAGTTACCGTTGGTGAAGTTTCAATGTCATTGGGAAATCAAAATAGGACTGAAGGAAAAACAGATATGTCATTGGGTGGTACAATAAATAGAATATATTCAACAAATGAAGATGCTTATAAACAAAATGCTCTACTTGGTGGTGAATCCAATACTATAACAAATAGTCTTCGTTCTGCTATGATTGGTAGTAAAGACTGTTCAATGAATGGGTTGACACATACTATTTTGTTGGGAACAACTGGTTTAACCGCAACAGAATCTAATACCACTTATGTTGATAATATCCATGTACAAAAAACAGAAAGTTTCAATGTTATTGCTGGTGGAAATGTCGGTGGAAATATTGATGTGGATTGTAGTTTGGGAACAATTTATACCTTTACTATGACGGCTAACACCACACCTAACTTTATCAACTTCAGAGACGGACAGAGAATAACCTTTGTTGTTACAAATACTACATTCTCAGTTCCTTCTGCGACCATTGATGGTGGTGGTTCAGTATATGCTAAAAACGGAAGTATCTCACCATCTAACAATAATAAAACACTTTACTACGGAACATTTATTAGTGGTGATTTGTATATTGACGAACATACTGGATTTGACGCAGTATAATAATTTATAAAAGATGATACTATTTTCAGAAGGTAATAATTTAGCAGCAGCAACCTGTTCAAGAAACAAACAATTGACAGGTTCTGTCTGTTATCTATGGTCCATGAAACATAAACTTTCGGGTCAAGTTTGGCGTTTTGTTCCATATCAATTGCCAACCGCTGTTAATTATGCACCAGGTTATGATTTTTTTAGTATCAAAATTGATTTAAATTCACCTGAAGTTTTAACAGGTGCAACGATGACTGGACAAACAAATGTTCATTTAATTGATGGGGAGTATTATATTAAGATTTGGGAGCAAAGTGCATCATCGTGTAATAATTTAAATCCAAATTATGCGTATGATGTGGTATATGAAACCATTGGTATTGTAAATTATGCAATCCCTGAACCTGTCAGCTATACAGGTACAACAAATATTTATAAAATATACGAAGGATGATTAATATAGAAAAAATACAATTTAGTCAAAATACTCTAACAAACTTTAATGAAGTAGTTGGGAGAAATAATCCCTTTATATCTTGGGGTGTAGATAATCTTTTTGTTGAAGAACTTTATAGATTATTGGACGCATCTCCAATTCATAATGCTTGTGTTAGAATGAAAGTGGATACTTGTGTTGGTGCTGGATATGTTAATGATTATCGTATCAACAATAGACAAACTTTAAATGATGTCGCCAAACAAATGTACTTTGAATTAATTACAACAGGGAATTTATTCCTTGAGGTTGTATTTAAAAATTCAAGAGCCGATGGTTTGGCTGGATTCCATGTAATCCCATCAAAATATATGAGGGTTGGAAAACCTGATGAACTTGGAATGCCAGTAACAAAATATTATTATTGCCGAGATTGGATAAATTGGCGTAGAGCTGGTATTGTTGAATTTTCTGAATTTGACCCAATGAACACAACTCATCGTCAGATTGTTCACATTCGTTTATATCAACCCGGATATGAATTTTATGGAGCACCTGACTATCTATCCGTTATCAATGATGTTAAGTTAAACCATCAAATAACGGTCTATAACCTCTCCAATTTAATTAATGGAGCCAACCCCTCACTGTGGGTGCATTTTAACACCCCAAGTCCTGATTCAGAGGAAGAACAAACACAAATTTTAAGGAACATTGAGCAAAGATATCAGGGAGCAGAAAATGCTGGTAGGGTAATTGTTTCTTATGGTGACTCAAATGAAAAACCTGACATCACACAAATTGAATCCAATTTAAAACAAGGATTTTATGCAGAGGTTTTTGAACTTGTACAAAAACAAATTCTATCAGGTCATCGTGTGGTTGATGGTTCTTTAATTGGACTTCCAAACCCTGGTGGATTTACATCAAGTGCTGACCAATTGCAAACGGCATATAACTTATTTTTAAGAACCTCTATTGGACCGATGCAGGTATTTATGAATAGACATCTTGAAGATATTTTTAAATTAATGTATCCAACAGAACAAATTAATTTGGCAATAACACAACAAGCAATATTATAATGATTTATAATGTATTATTAATATCAGAACAAAAGTTAAAGGATAATACTCCTATTAACGAAAATGTGGATTCAAGTGAATTGAGATTTTGTATTTCACAAGCTCAAACAATTCAAATTCAAGAATCTCTTGGAACGAATCTATATGAAAAGATTTTAGAATTGGTTGATACTGGCGACATTGATTTACCAGGAAATTTTAGATATAAAGCATTATTGGATAATTTTATTCAACCCACATTAATATCATTTGCTTATATGTTGGGTCTTGATAATTTTTTCGTGAAATTTATCAACATTGGTTTGGTTCAAAACCGTTCAGAACAAGGTCAGCCAGTGGATTTAAAGATGTTGCAATATCTTAAAACAAACGCTCAACAACAAGCTCAATTTAATAATAATTTATTAAGAAGACATTTATTGTTTAGAAGTTCTTGGTATCCGGAGTTTGTATCAGTCACCTATCAAAATGGTGAACTTCCTCCACAAACAATAACCGCATTTAATTCATTAATAACAACACCAGGTGCTGGTTACTATTGGTATAATAATAGGAGAGGATTTAATAGAAACCCTTATGGTGTATTCTGTGAAGATTCTGGTTTCCCTGTTTGGTACGGACACCCAAATAATTCATAAGATGGAAAAAGACACGGTAGCAA